TTGTCGTTAAATCTGCTTTTTTATTTATAAAACTATTTGCCATTAATTTAAAAAGAAGTTTTGTGCTTCTACCTCATCTTTTAATTCTTCTTGAAACGTAGTGTTTAGTTTTTCTACAATTGCATCAAGATCTCTAACTTGTGCCTCTGCTGTTGGCAAATCATATTCGGGTGCAGGTCTTGTTAATACTTGTGCTATCTTTGCCATTACGCTTTTTTAACTCCTTTAATTTTACCTTTATTTTTAGTTGCATAAAAAACTTGTTCTCCACGTTTTTTACCATATTGTTTTTTCATAGATCTCATTATTTTTTTACCTTTTTTTGTTAGTGGCATTATCGTCTCCCGTCTGGTTGTATGTCTAATCTAAATGTACCAAGTTTCCAACTTTGACTAGCAGCAGTATTTTCTATTTTCATAGCTACAGCTCTTGCTCTTGCACGAGTATCTATTTTATCAGTGCCTGAAGTAATATCAAATGGCCCAAGAGGTGAACTAGATTTTGTGCTGTTTGGATAATTTTTTAATTGTATTGTAACTCTAGTTGTTCCTGTTTGAGATATGAAATCTGGTATAAATCTTCTTATCTTCATAATAAATTCACCATCTCCTCTAAAGGTTGCAACACCTGTTGACTGTCCCGTAGCAGATGCTCTTGCTTGTGTGATATCGAAATCTCCAGAAGATATATCTGCAGTGATAGCAGTTATTGTACCGTTTTTATTTTGATCAGTTCCTATTTCATGTTCATAGTAAGTTGTAATACCTTCTGTGTTTCCTACAACATCAAAAGATGTATCAGTATCTGCGTCGTATTCTGTTGCATGTGGAGTTCCAAACACTGCAGAATCTCTCCACATAGTTCTAGATAATGTGCCATTTGTCCAAACTGGTCTTTGTGGTGAAGAGTCAAAATAATTATATGCAACCATTCTATTTACAACAGACGATGAAGATGTTGGATAAAACCATATTACCTCACCAAACAAATTATTTAATCCAGCAGATACCATTTGATTACCTGATGTTAAATTTATATCATCATAAACAAAGTCCTCAACCAAACATGGTAGAGATTCTAATTTACCAGCGTATCTAAAGAAACCATTCTCTGACATCCAATATGCAGCACCATCAACCTCCACACATGCATTCTTTCCAACAAGTCCGCAATGTGTTCCAACTTGTGCAAACGCAAATGTAAATGGTTGTCCAACAAAACGTTGTGTAAATAAAGATGTATCTGTCCAAACATATATTGCATCTCTACCTCTGATAGCACCAATAATTTTTGATCCGTCTGCTAGTCTTTGTGTGCCAGCTGTGTTAGTTGCTGTAGGTGTGTAAGTATTTATATCTTCTTGATCAGAGAATCTAATAAACATATCATCTTGTGTAGTGGTATCTCCAATAGTTGTTTCTGTGCCAAAAAATACTAAGTGTCTATCAGGAGTTGAAACTAACATGTGACGTGATGCTGTTGGTGCACCAGATATAATTGAAGCTCTTGTAGTGGTTGCATTTGATAAAGATGAGTCCCACTCAAAAACAGCACCATTAACAATTAAACAAATTGCTTTATCACCAAAATTATCTATGGACCACATACCTGGTTCAATAACCAAATCTCCTGATGCGGCTTCACCCCATGCAACATAATCCGAAGTATTTGTAATTGTAGCTCCATCACTATGTGATGCTGCTGTTGTGTTTCTTACACCTCTCGTGACACCTGTTAAAGTATTTGATGAAATACCTGTATAAGATATTTCTTCTGTACCAATTAAAATAAAGTTCGTTCCAGAATCAGGAAACTGTGATGCGTCTGTTAGTACAATGGTAGTTGTAGAAGAATTTATTGCACCATTTAAAGTCGTTGTAACTGCTCCCGCTGCTTCACCACCCCAAGATCCTAATCCATATCCAAAACCTTCTGCTTGTACTGCTGGTCCTACAGGATAATAATGTTGTACTCGTATACCACCTGATGTTGTTGCACCGGATCCAGATTCATTTGATGGCATTGTAATTGTTAGTGTTGTAGTTGAAGGCACAGTTGTTACCATAAATTTTTTATCGTCAAAATCAGAGGCACCAAAATTAGACCCTGTTATTGTACTAAAATTATCTAATAGTATTATTTCACCTGCTGTGATGTTGTGAGCATTAGAAAATGTTATGGTTACTGTTGCTGATCCGTTAGTTGTGCTAAACGCACTCGTTAAAGTAGTTGTAGTTTTAATTGGGTGTATGTCATAAAATATACCCCCTGAATATGCATACAAAATTCTATTACTGCCTATAATTGCATATTTTCTACCTAAACTATTTACGAAATGATGAAGACCTCTTACAGCTCCTGTTAAATCATCTGTTCCTAATTGTTTCCAACCACCTATTTTTTCAGGTGTACCATATCTAAATCTAACATTATCACAGTCTATCCACTGCCCTTCGGCTGTAGTCTCTGAAATTTGTTTATTAATACCTGGCTGAAATCCTATTTTTTGTAACATAACACACCTATATCACAGATTTTTTACTTAATAAACAGATAGTTATTTATCTTTTTCTGTTACAATTTCTTCGTTTTCTGTAGATTGAAGATTTTTAATTTTATCGTTAAATTTAACATTCCAGTCTGAAACAACCTTAACCAAATTATTTCCAAAATGTCTAAGAGATTCATCGGATAAATGAATTTTTTTATTTTCAGATATTGCTTTTATTTCTTCCTCTGAAAAAACTATATCACAACTTCCATTTTCATATTGTTTAAATATCATTTTTGTTTCCCTAACCAAGTATCGTTATTTAATATTCCAAACATAGGTCTTTTATCTTTGTGCCAATCTGTATATTTTCCATTTTTATTTACATAATGCATAAATACTTGTGATTGCCAATCCCCTGTAAATGTTTCTCTCCAATGTTTTAACTCACATCCTAAATAAATTACTGCATCTCCAGGTTTTAAATCCATTTTAACACCCTCCATAAATATTGGCCACTCACAGCCACCATCTGATCCTAACATGATTGTTGTGCTAATTTCACATGAAGGTCTGTCTTTATGTTTTTTTAATTCAGCTAAATGTGTATACATTCTCCAAAAAGCATAAGTTGGTAAAAGTTTCATACCAGTTTCTTTTTCCATTAATTTTTGTTTATTTAATAATACTGACTCCATAACAGGATCACCATAAAATTTTGTATCAAGCACATTACTAGAACTATCAAAACTTGTTATGTTAGTTCTATGTTTCATTATTGTATAATCTTTTAAGATGTTTGTTTCAGATTTAGTTAAAAAATTTTTAACTTTTTTAAATTTAAAATCTTTTCCTATAACGCCCATGCTACTACCGAATATCTGATACCTTTTCTTACAGGTAAAACTGTGTGTTGAAATAAAAAATTACTTGGCCAAACTATAACTTTATTAGGTCCCATGGGTATTTGAAATTCATCAGAGCCATTAGGTGTTTTAAATAAAAGTTCTCCACCTTCGTAATCATCATTTAATAAATAAATTGCACTTAATGTTCTAGGAAAGTTAAAACAATGATCTACATGCCATTTAAAAAAACCACCTTCAAAATATTTTAAAATGCCAATATCTATTATTTGATCAAAAAATCTATCACTTGTATTGTTTGAATGAAACTTAGAGTATTCTCTAAAACATTTATCAAACAAAAAAAATAAAACATTGTGCCAATGAACATTTGTTAAACTTGAAGATTCAGGACTTACAGAAAGATTCCAAGTTCTTCTAACATCAAAGTCAACTCCTTTACCATCTTTACCACCATCATTGTTTATTCTTGCAGGGATAAAATTTTTGTCTTGAGTGTTTATATATTTTATAAAATTACTTACAACTTCAACCGGTAAAGCATTTTCATAAACTGTCACATAATCTTTTATTTCCATGATTTTTTATTCCAATATTTATTTTTATAAGTATTAAATACATTTAGTTCAAAAAATGTTTTGTTAGTTAATAAAGTTTTAACTGATATTTTCTCTACCTTCATTTTCCATCTATCTCTTTTAAAAGGTATTACCTGAACATAAGGTGTTCCTTTTTTTATCATTGTTTCTAATGTAGGATATTTATCACCATTAATTACAAATGGAAAGTTTATTTCATTTTTATAAGTATCAGTATCCACAATACCGGGAATAATTGAAAATCTATCATCTGTGTTATTCATAGGAGGTAAAAATAAACAAGAATAACCTGGAGGTGTAGATATCACCCAAGGGTTGAGAACTTTGTAAAAAGGTAAATTTTTATTTTTTTCAATGTATGGAGATCCTTCTAATTGTTCTTTTCTATGAACATTACCAACCATGTCTGCATTTAAATTTAAAGATCTTGACATTAAAAAACCCGGATCTAGTTTTCCAATAGTTACAAAACTATCTTTTTCTTTTGTTTCTTTATTTTCTATATTGTGTTGTATGTAAATATCTTGAGGAACTTTTAATAAATATCCTGTTGTTAAAGTGTCAAGAAAAGGCATGCATCCTTTAATTGTTTTTTGTATTGGACCGTGCGATAATTTTTTATACCATTCCGGTACATTAGTTTTTATTGGAGTTGGATGATCTTCTTTTAAATTCACATAATCTTCATGTGAAGAGAAAGTAATTATTTTGTCAAACATATATCTTTATTAATACAAAGATATATATAATATTTTTTAAAAAAGTCTATAGTAATTGTAATATAGTGTAAGGGGTTTGACCTTGACTAACTGCATAAGATTCAAGAGACATGTTTAATGGAGTTCCATCTGAATAACTATTATTAGAATCATCATAAGTAGCATCACCACTAGGATCTGTAACTATGTTTGCTGCATCTAATCCTTTAAGATAATTTAAATATGTAGTGACACTTGATGCCATTGGTTTTTCAGAATTTACTGATAGCCAATTTTCTATATCTGCAATTGTGCTATTAATATCATTTTGCAAAACAGAAGCTAAATTATATTTCCATACAACATCATCATAAGTTACTGTGCTTCCGTTTTTACTTACAACATTTTTATCTCTAAGTTTAACAGAATTAAAATCAGAATCACTGACAGTTACTAAATCATACATGTCGTCATTCCAATTTTTATTAGCATCATAATTACTTTGATTATCTGCTATTCTGTATAAAGAACCAGTTTGATTATCTGAATCTTTTGCAAAAATAAATATTGCCATAATTAAGCTCCTGTATTTTGGTAAATCAAGGCTAATCCATGCGCTCCAGTATTACCTGGCACTGGATCTGGATTAGGAGCCACAGTCCCTGTTCCTCCATTACCACCTGTTCCAAAATTTGTCGCTCCATATAAATTTCTACTAGCAATAGTAGTTGTTGCTCCAGGTGCACTTCCTGCGTTACCTGGCGAATTACTACCTGGACTTCCTCCACCACCGCCGTTTCCAGCGTTTACAGTTCCAACGTTAGCAATACTTGTTGCTCCACCTGCACTTCCAGAAGATCCGTTTCCATTAAAATTTCCTCCAGCTCCACCTGAGCCTCCTCCACCTATTGAATAAGGTTGTGAAAAAGGAGCAGATATAGGTGCACCATAATAACCAAAACCTCCGGCACCTCCTGTGCCTCCCGGTCTTCCTCCAGCTCGAGAGCCTCCTCCTCCGCCGCCTCCAGCAGCGTATAAATAAGCACTTATGAAACTTGCATTGTTAGAAAGAGTGTTACCTATTTCAAGAGTTCCTGAAGCAGGTCCTGAACTTAAAACAACCGGTACTTGACTACCACCACCCGCTGATCCACTCGCAGCAGCTATAACTCTTCCAGAAGAGTCAATAGAAATTGTTGATGATGTAAATTCAGTTCTTGCTACTGGTTTAATTATTCTTGGCATTTATTTCTCCTAGTCTACCATTTCTACATAAGAAACATGATATGCTAAATCGTTAGCAGCACCAGCCGTTACAGCTATAAGATCTGTTTCATCTAAGTAGATCGGTCTTGAAATTAAATCTAATGTAGAATCTGCAGGCACAGAAATTGTGCTTGCGATTTTATAATAAGTTGAACCATTGTCGTTACTAATTTCTACTGTTGCATCAACAGCGTTAGTTCCATCAATGTTTGCTAATAATATAGTGTCAATTCTTACTGCAGTTTCTGCAGGTACGTCAATCATAGTAGTTCTGTTTGTATCAGATAAACTACCCATAGCATTTTTAGGTGTAATCGTTGCTATATTTACAAGATTCGGTGTTGCCATTTTTTATTCTCCTTCGATATTAATATCCGAAAACTAAAGACAATGCAATAGCTTTTCCATCTGTTGTTATTTTTTGTGTAGAACTAGTGCCATTAGCGTTAGTTAATTTACCAACTCCTGTGCCTTTTGGCACCAAAGTAAGGTCTATGTTAGAGTCTCCACCAACTGCTGAAATAGTAGGACTATTACCAGTCGCAGCATTTGTTATATCAAAGTGATTGACCGCAGAGGCTGTTGTTTGAAATTGTAATTGCTCATTACCATTTTCATCTCTTATCCCATGATCATCATCAAAATCAATCATGAAAGAATTAGTATCTAAGTTACCACCTAATTGTGGTGTGGTGTCATCGACAACATCTGATATACCAGTTCCAATTGCAAGTGTTAATATGTTTGGATTTGTTGCGTCAGGACTAGCTGATGCGAAAACCATTTTATCACCTTTGTCTGATGCTGAAAAAGTAAACGTGGATCCTGAACCAGTTGCATATTTAAATTGTACAGTGTGAGAACCTGAAGTTGAATTTCTTAAAATATAAAAAGTTTGAACATCATTTGGTATAGTTACAATTTGATTACCTGAAATAGTACCTGTAAATTCTATCATTCTGTGAGAAAGTTCTGCACCAGTTGCTCCATCACTAACAGATAAAGCTGTAGTTTGTGCTCCACCAGCAATTGATTTTTGAATAAATCCACCAGATATTTGTTCTATAATTTGTAAATTAGTATTAGTTTTTGTCCCCCATGTACCAGCGTTTTCACCAGTTGCTTGAAGTTCTATCCCTAAAGGTGTGTATGTTGATGCCATAATTTTTATCTCCTATGCAGCGTCACTATAACTTGTATTTGATCCAGTTGCAACATTTGTATACGACGAATTTGAACCTGTGTCA